GGCAGGTGAGGCTGCTCTGCAAGGATTCCCCTTTCGGAGTATCATTTTGCCTCACCCTGGCTAAGAAGCCAGATAAACCCCCCTCATTAATGGGGGGGGACCCACCGGCGTTTAAGTGTGACTGCGCCGTGCAGTGCAGAACGAGAAAGATGCTCCTCATCCTGAGCAAGAACGCCCTCTAAGGACGCCTTGGCAGAGAATATGGACATTAACTCGGGCAAAGGCCTGCCATAGAAATCCCCTTCAGGTTCAAGGATACCAAATGACGCGTGAAGATTAAATTCTTCACCATCGAACGGCTCCAAAACCTGTTGGATATCTTCTATGTGTTCTGAACTCAACTCACAAGTCACCAAAGCAGCAGAACGCTGCTCCAGCTTGAGTAAGCATTTGCTCAGAGCGGGCCAACCACCCAGCTCATCAGAGCGATGAACTGCTTTAGGCACCCAGGACATTACTTCATGTCGTTGGTATTTTGAATTCCATCTTCCGATGGATTCATAGCCAAGGTGGGAGTATAGCCCCAACGCAGCTGATGTTTCACGAACATAGGGTAAAGTACCCAAATGTTTTTCTGCGATATTCTGCAGAAGTGTAGCCGTCTGCCAGTAACCTTTAAGGTAGAACTGGTTTCGGGTTGCCACTAATGAAACTAATTCAGTGTGTTGCCGCCTGTTCTCAGGAAGCATACGCCGAACATATACCGGTGTAACCGGATAGCCGTCATATGCATCAGTACCGCATGACTCTCGAAACTTTCCAGTTACGAAAGTTTTAGCGGAATTTACTTTGCAATTGTTCTTCTGCAAGTAAGCGAGAACAGCATCCGCATGAGTGGTTGGTACGATAATATCGTCACCATACACTCTTAGCCACTTAGAAACCTTAAAAATGTTTCTTTGGCTAAAGGAGAGATTACTGTCTTTCAGAAGGGCTATTACACAACATGTGTAGAAGAACATAGCCTCGACTGGAAAACAAAGAGCACTACCCATCGATGCAAACTTCCGAAGAGGATCAATAAGTTGATCATTTGGTAAGTACGCTCGAGTAGAACGGCACGCCAGAACAGCATCATGAAGATCAGGACACTGCTCGAACATGATCATGGCTAGATCCAGAGGAACTCTATCACTAGCTTCCGAAAGATCGATAGTCGCATACCGACCCGTTCTTGAACTTTTCAAAGCCATCGTCTGGTTCTCAGACTGATTACGGAAAGAAATACTCCGTCCAGTCAACCAGAAAGATTCGATTGTGTCATATAGATACTCACGAATCGCCTGCTGCGCATATTGCATGGCAGCAGGTTCGATAGCAATGATACGGGGAGCTTTTAACGTTTTAGGTACGGTGATAACCCTAACAGGTTGCTCATCGTACTCCGGAATGATCGAAACAATCTCGAGCTCCTCTGATAGCTCAGGTAACCCAGAAGGGTATCCAAAGCCAATTAGAGGGAAGTAAGGCTCAAGGCGATCATGCCAGCGACGCCAGACATACTTCTGGTTACCAGAAATACGATCTGCCGTAGCACCGGGACCATGTTTGGGAAGAAGTTGATCGAGATTAAAATCTCGAAAAGCATTCCCCCAGACAAGAGAAGAAACAATCCGAAACTCGGATAATGTCTCTTCAGATGCTGAAAATGTTTGAAGCTCATGCTCAATTTCAGTGAATGACCGATAGGCATCCGCGACCCTTTTAGGGGAACACGGTAATTCCACTTTCGCGAAGAGACGACATATTTGTCGTACAGATTCAACAATAGTAGGAATGTCATCGGCCAAGCCTCTAACATCAGTTGTATCAGATGTTGGGGGTCCATTGATAATTATCTCTCCTGTCTTACGGTTGAAAATTTGACTGATCATACCTTGCAAGAATGCAGGGATTGATCCGCCCTTAACAGACTTAAAGCCTGGGAAGGACGTCGAGTCAATAATCCCATTATGTAAGCTTCTTTCGAAGAACTTACAAAACTGGGGAAGGGATATCGTTAAAAACGACATACCCTCTTTTTCAACCCGAGCCCTGATTGTTTCCAGGTCTCGTAAATCAAAGACATCAGCGGAACACTTGGTACATGCATCAGTATAAACTGTGCGTACCATCTCTAGATAGTCACTTACGTTGACTTTCACGGATCACCTCCAACCGGAGACAAATCCAACAAGCCACGTACGTCACAAAGATCGCGCCAATGGCGCAATCTATCAAACTGCAACCAATAGCACGAAAAGGTAGACGGGGAAAGAAGGAGTCGAGTCTAAGACTCTTCACCAACTAACTTACCGACTACAGTGCTTGTCAAGTACGAGCACAAAGCTTGTACTAGGTCGTTGACTTGTGTTGGGGTAAACCCTGAGAGGGGTCTATTCAACACCAGCCAAACGCCAAGATTACCCCACGTGTTGGCAGTTGTCAACTCGTCGGGAACGATGGCGCGCTGGTCGAGTCTAACCATAGACTGAACCCTCTGACCAGATTCCGTATGTTCAATACGGAGCTTGAAAGAGAGATCAGGCATTTGGTAAGTAGACTTAAGACCATTGTCTAAGATTTTAGGCAATGACTTAGCCGAACCGGCGACGGTTACAGTTTGTGGATCTGTGAACATAAATGGTTGATTCTCCAGAGTTATTGTGGAATTAACTAGTCCCAGGTCTATTCTTTTCCAAGGAGAACAAACTTGGTTAAAGGAACTAGAGATAAATCCTACATACGCTTGGCACCCTTTCGGGTAATACCAAGCGCACCTAGGATTGCAAGTCTCTTGGGAGACAAATCATCCCAAGAGAGGCGAAAGCCATATGGACTATCAGCACTGACTCTTTGTTTCGAAGCGAAGGATCGCTTAAAAACCAAAGTAACAAGCCCAGTAGAGAACGGCAACTTAATAGTCATCGTTCTTTCTATTGACTTGTGCGCAGTGATGAAAAAGTAGGCCGCGGCAACTTGATCCTCTATGGAATCTTGTAATCGCTGAATATGGGCTCCTAAATTAGAAACCCAATCAGCTAGCCACGACCAAGGTGTTGCTTGCCAGATATGATACGGACTTATCTCGGCGCCATAGATTTTCATGGCACGTGTGACCCGTTTCCAGGCTGACGAATAGTCAGGTAAGGACATATCAAAATCAGGACGATAAAACCTAAACTTACCAGAAGCCGATATCGAAATCTTCTCAGATTCGGTAACCGACCAACTGGGTGGGCGTAGGAAGAAATCTGCAGGGAAACCGTACGGAAAACATGGCAACGCATAGCTCGAAGAGCTAACCGGCGCCACGTAATCTACTAAGGTTTCATTGCGATCGTCCTTGTGCACTTTGACCTTTTTCCGTATCCACTTGCCGTTTTCATCAGAAATTTTCTTGATGATTTGTTCGGCATCGACATAAGTAGACGCAAAGTCGCTTATATCGCCGAGGAACGGAGCCCAACCAAAGTTATGGTTGATGAAATGCTCAGCCAAGTCTTTTGGCTCCATACGTCTTGTATCGAGCCTAGGACCC